GTTACTTTTGATGATGTAATTACATTCTTGCATAGCTTACCACAGGAATACTGGACACCAGATGCCAAAATTATCATTAATCCATTCATGCTTGCACAGATTCGTGGCTTAAAAGATAGCAATGGCACACCAATTTTTGATCGTATGACACCTTTGATTACTGAAGGTATTGTTGGTCAAATTGCTGGTTTTGATGTTGTGGTTAATAAGTATCTTGATACACCATATCAAACTACTACTGGTGATGCTGGTACAACCGACTTGTATCCAATGTATTTTGGTCAATGGTCACGCTTCCACACAATCGTGGACCGCTTGAACATGGTTCTTCGTAGATACGACCAAACATTGCCAGGATTTATTACTTTCTTCGGTGAAAAGCGTTTGGCAACCAGCGTGGTTGATCCATTCTCTGCTATCCGTTATCGTTCTACTGGTACAGCAACCTAAAGAGATGGGGGGATAAAACCCCCCTCTTTTAATTTTAAATTATTTGGAATCAATATGGCTAATCTAATTCTTGAAGCAGTCCAAAAAGCCCTTAAAAAGGGTGAGGCTACAGTAAACCTAAATGAAGCATCACAACTTACTGGCTCTGGTTCTGGAGTTGGTGGTCGTGTAATTTATGATGATGCGTTTGCCGCACTTCGTCAAAATAACCCTATTCGTAATGCTGGAGCAAGAGTTATNCAAACTATTGGTTCAGATGAGGCTTTTGTAGCCAAAACAGGAAATGTNACNAATGTNTTACAAGGTGGCACTTTCAATCCGTGGGGATACCCTATNAATAACAATAATGTTAATGGTAGCACTGGTATTGCTACTACTTACTGGCANTTGCCAGTCCGTGATTTAAATGCTGTAGTTCCTGTAAGAACTGCGGTAATGGGCGATATTAATAATATTAATGAAGCTATTGTTGGCGATATTATGTTGGAATTTGCTCAACAAGAAGCACTTTCAATGATGTATAACAACGACCAAGCTGGTTCTACAACTTATAACTATGGTGCTACACAAGGTTTGCGTGGTTTGAATAGCTATCCTAGTTCTACATCTGCCGCCGCTTTTGGCTCAAATGGTTCAGCAATTACTAATGGTCGTCATACAGTTTTAGGTGTTACTCAGGCTAGTGCTGGAGCTATTGTATATAACGATTTAGCTAACCTTTATGCCGCTTTACCATCACAGTATTTAGCAGATATGACTTGTGCATGGATGATGCACCCAACTACGATTAAAACTATTCGTGAATTGGTTACTACTACTTCAGGAGTTCCTTATTTCCTAGAGGTAGGCGATGATGATGGTGGTGCAGTTATTTATATTTTTGGTAAACCAGTCATTGTGAATCCATATATGCAATTAGCTGGTGCTGGTAATTATCCAGTTTACTTTGCCGCATGGAGTCAATTTGTAACTATTGCTGATAATGAACTAATGAGCATTAAGGCTTTTGAACAAACAAATCCTGGCTTCATTACACTTTTTTGTGAAAAGCGTGTAGTTAGCACAATTCGTGATGTATTTGCTGGTGTTCGTTTGACTCACAGTTAAGGTAGTTTATGCCACTAGATAGCCTAACAAATGGTCCTTATTTAGGGACTACTAGGAATCCGTTTAGCTACGAAAAGATTGAGCAAGTCAGCCGTGATTTACAGACTGAATGGCTTACTCTTGATGAGATTACTCAACAGCTAAATTTATTTCAAGATGAAAGCCAAGATGCTTATCTTCAAAGCCTTGAATTAGCTACTAGGTTTGCTATAGAGGACTATCTTGGTATGTCGATATTCCCTATCACTTGGAAGGTTTACTACGGAGCTACAAATGGTATGACAGGCACTCAATCTGCCTTTGATTTGCCAGAAGTTAGCCAAGCTAATCAAAATACTGCTGGAGTTGTTATTAATTCCGTGTCTTACTATACTGGCGGTAATCCACCAGTTCTTACAGTATTAGATAAAAGTCTTTATTTTTATGATCCTACTGGTAATAAAGTATTAGTAAGTAGTATTCCTAATGATATTAGCGAATGGATGACTAATCCTGTAATTGTTACTTATACAACTAATGCAAGTCCTATAGCTCAATATCCTGTTATTAAACAGGCGGCTTTGTTGCTTTTAACCCACTTATATAATAATCGTAGTAATAGTTTTCAAGGTGCGTTGAATAATATTCCTTTTGGGATAGATCAGCTTCTTAGAGCTTATAAGCCTTTGGTGATGTAATGACAATCGCACGGTATGAGAACTTTACAATAAATCGNTTAACCTTTGGTACTGATACTTTTGGTCAATATACAACGACTATTACAAAATGGTTTTCTACTAGAGGTCGTGTAAAGGATGTTCATAATAATACTCAAATCACTAAAGATGAAAGAGTTTATACGGATTTAACCAATTTCACAGTTAATTACACTCCTAATACTAGAGAAATAGTAGATAACCAAAATCTTTATAGTATTACTTGGAGAGGTTTTGATTGGAGAATTACTGATTGTTTAGAAACAAATGATCGTATGAATGTGATATTTATGTGCTATAGAAACGATCCTGTGGTGCCTGTATGACAACTCAGCAAAATCCTTCGGTATATGCACAAGCTATTCAATATCAGCTTACAAGCATTGTTAGCCCTATTCCTGTTTATGCAAACTTTAATCGCAATTTTGCAAATGAACCTAAATGGATTACTTGGCAATTAAGGAATATTCATCAACCTGTATATACTGGTTCTAATCAATCAGTTAAAGGTATAGATAGACCTATTTTTCAAATAAGCGTTTTTGCACAACAAATGGATGACGCTTTTAATATATCGAACTCTATACTACAATCCTTGCATGGATATAGTGGATTGTTTGGTGGTGTTTCAGGCTTTCAAATATCTAAGGCAGATGTAGATTGGCTTTACAATACATACGATAATACGATAGGATTGCATCATATTATTATGGACTGCACTCTTGATATTCCGTGCTAATAAGATAGAATTTATTAAACTCTTTTAAAAGGAATTAAAAATGGCTCTCCCAAATCAAGTCCTCCCAGGATTTTCGGCATCGTTATGGTGTCAAACTGGCTCTAATCCTATGGCTTTAACATTGGCACAATTATCAACATGGACTGCAGAAGTTGCTGATATTGTTGGCACAGTAGCTAATGGTACTGGTACTGCTGGTGAACAATTAAATGTAGAGGCAATTCCAGCCTTTGGTCAAGATGATGCTTCTGCTTCTTTCATGGTTGCTGGTAGCCGTCAATCAGATCAAATTCCTACACAAAGCAAACCTACTTCAATGACTATCGTTGCTCCGTGGAATCCTAGCGATGCTGGTTTATTGTTAATGCGTGCCGATGCGTATAGCGGAATTATTGATCGTACCTATGTTGTTGCCGCAGTTAGCGGTGNAGATACAGTAGCGTATGCTTTTACTGGTCGTGTATCAGAATTTAAAATTGATGCCGCACCCGGAAAAGAAGCTACTTGCACATTCACTGTTCACCCTAGAGGAAATCAATACGGCTGGTCTAATAATACTTAATGATGAAAGTTCAATTTGCAAACGGCAAAGTTTATGATGCGGATAATATAGATCACGCTGTTAAACTTTGTCTTGCAGATGGACATGATCCATTTAAACCTAAAGCAGTTATTGAAATCTATATTAAAAAAAATAAAAAACCTAAAATAGAAGAAACAATAGAAGATGAAAATAGAGAACAATACTGATCTATTAAGCTATTTAATTAGTCAATCCACTTCTGGGGTTAAGAATTGGTTTGGGTTTTCACAGCAAAAAATTACTGGTATTCATACTGTTTACGAAATTGCAAAAAATCACGCAGATACTATGACTCCAGAAGAAGTTGTTGAGTATGTTATTAGATTAAATAACTCTATCTATCATAAGATGATTAAGGTAGATAATGCCTAGCGAATCTGTATTATTTAAAGTAAAAGGTTTTCAAGAATTTGAAGATTTACTGCTACAAATTCGTGATGATTTTGGTGTTAAAGATGCAAAAAATATATTAAAAACAGCAGTAAAAGATGCAATGACTCCTGTTTTATTAACCGCTAAATCTTTAGTAGCAGTAGATACTGGAGCATTAAGAGCATCTTTGCGGATAGAGGCACGATCTCCTAATAGACGAGATAAAAATTCTAGATATGTTTTAGATACTGATACTATTATTGGAACTGTAACAACGGCTCCCGGAAATGTTTTAGCTAGAAGATCATTTTATAATTTACATAATAAAAAGTCAAAAATTAAACAAGTTGGTATTCCTTCTGATGCTAGAGCTAATGTGCAAGAGCATGGAAGTTATAAAATGGCGGCACATCCTTTTCTTAGACCAGCTTTAGAAAGTCAAGGAGCAAATGCCGCAAGTAGTTTAGGTGAAAAATTGGGTAAAAGATTAGAGCAATATAGATCAAAACACATGACAAAATAAGGATATAAAATGAGTAATTTTGAAACCGCATTAGGTAAGTCATTTAATAAAGATACTATCCGCATTCGTTCTTTTGAATTGGGTGGTCATACTTTTAAAGTAAAAATTCCACTTACATCTGATTTTGATGCAATACAAGAAAAAATGAAGATTGTAGATTTAGCAAAAGTTGAGCAGTATTATCAAGAAATTGCAAAACCTTTTCTTGATAGCAA